GGTGGGCTTCACTGACCCTCGCGCAATGTACGGCACTCCCGGCGTTTAAAGCCAAGCGGGGCGGGAATAAAACCCCGCCCCTTTTTTTAATGTTTGGTCAAACTTTTCAAGGAGCAGACCATGCCTCAATTCTCAGATGACCTCTTTCTAGGCTCCGCCATTACCTATCAAGGCGCGGATGCCTACCCTGCCGTTTCAACCTTCACTGGTTCAATTGCAACCACTACCCTGACCGTCACCGCCATGCTGTCTGGTGACAATATTACTGTGGGTATGTTCATCGACAGTTCAACCTCGCTCACCAATGGCACGTACATCACGGCATTTGGTACGGGCACAGGCGGCATAGGCACTTACACCGTCAGTGCTTCACAAACGGTGGCAAGCGCCACCATCATTGGCTCTGGGAATGCTTTGTTGCAGAACCCATCTGCCATGAGCGTAGGCGTCGGCCCATTGGGTCGAGTCTATATCTGGGACGCTGTACCACAGGCAAAACTGACGACCAACATCGTTGCCGCTGTCATCACGACTGCCACCACGCTCACGCTGGCCGCAGGTGCAGGTGTGACATCCGCCGCGATTACAGGCGGTGCAACAGGCTTGCAGCTTGATTGCCCTCGTGCGGTTTCCACAACCACAGGCGCTGGTACTCCGACTTCTGTCAACATTACTGTCTCTGGTTACGACTACTACGGTCAGGCCATGAGCGAGGTAATTGCAACAGGGACTGTGGCATCGACGACTGTCAGTGGTAAGAAAGCCTTCTACCAAATTGCCAGTGTTACTGCTTCTGGCGCAAGCGTGGTCACCGTTGCGGTGGGTACGACAGACATCTTGGGTGCGCCACTGCGCATCACTGATGCCGGGTACATCACTCGCGCTGGCTGGAACAACACCTTGGCAGAAGATGCTGGCACTTTTGTTGCCGCCGCCACGTTGACGGCCACCACCACCACTGGTGACGTAAGGGGCACTTACCTGCCCTCCTCGGCGGCAGACGGCATCAAGCGCCTTGTGATGGGAATAGCCCTGCCCGCAATTGCGGCAGGCCCGAATGCAACCCGTATTGGCGCTTTTGGCGTCACACAAGCATAAGGAGAGCGACATGGGTCAATTTAAACCAATGGTCAAGATGGAGACCACGGAGCCTTCAGTTATTCTGAAGCTGGCAAAAGGCGGCGCTGTCAAGATGAAAAAGGGCGGTAGCGCCACCAAGAAGATGGCAATGGGCGGCGGGTCAATGGACATGATGATGGGCACTCCAGCCCTCGTAGGCCGTCCTGCTGTCAATGCCCCTGTCCGCGCCCCCGGCAAGCCCTCTATGGCCTCACGCCGCAGGGCAATGATGCCCAAGAAGCCCATGATGGCTCCTCCCGCCGATATGCCCCCCATGAAAAAAGGCGGCAAGGCTGAAGGCGGTGAGTCTAAAGGTATGCACAAGGCTGAGATGAAGGCAATTGAGGGTGTGGACAGTAAATTGTCCAAACACGCTTCTATGGCCGCTTCCAAGGGCCACAAGGGGCTGAAGACTGGCGGTGTCGCTCTAGGTAACGCTGGGGGCTTTAAAACTGGTGGTGTTGCGATGGGCAACGCTGGTGGTTTCAAAACGGGCGGCGTCACAATGGGAAATGCTGGTGGCTTTAAACATGGGGGTAAATCCTCAAAAAAAGCCTACGCGACGGGGGGAACTGTTAACTCAGGCCGTCCCGTCGCGATGCCGCAAGGCGCTAAAAAGCCAAGCGCACCTGTAAGTATTGACCGTTTGTCTGGCACTTTTAAACGTGGCGGCACGGTCAAAATGAATCATGGTGGTGGTCAAGGCCATATGACCGACAAGACAATGGAAGATTCGTACATAGGTGCGGTTCCTTTTGACGACAAGTATTTTGTTGATGACCCCAAGGCGGTCAGCGACAAAGCAAGTCGTGATTTGGAAGAGGCTTTGAATCCCTTGAGCATGGTCAAAGAACTTTACGGCAAAGCGCGTGATGCGTTTCGCGGTCAAGGTTCTGTGAGCGACAAGGAAAAAAGTATGCCATCACCAAAAAAGGGCGCTGTGACAAAGACTGAGAAGTCAATCACGGTCACACCCGCAGGAAAAAGACGCGGCGGACGCGCTTGTTGAAAACGAGTGGGGGCTACGGCCCCTGCTTTAATTGGAGATATTTATGGCTATAACAGCTACCTCACAAACGCTTTTTGATGGTGAGCGCATTGCCATTATGAAGTTTTACGCATCCATGAGCACGACTGAAAATGAGTCTGCCGTTGCAAAAGTTACCCCATCCGCGCTTACCGCTTCAGCGGCAGGCGGTGCTTGTGATGCTGTGACTATTTTGAAATGCACAGCAATGACGCACGGCTTGGTAGTCCAAATGAATTGGAAAGCAAGCACACCAGTAGTCATTGAAATAATCCCGCCCAATACAAATTACACGCAAGATTACTCAAGTTTTGGCGGTTTGTGGAACAACGCCGGGACTGGCAAAGACGGTGTGATTACTTTCACGACTCTTGATGGCTCTGCTGGTGATGCCTACACGGTCATTCTTGAAATGCAAAAGCACTACGTTAATCCATTGGGTTAATCATGCCAAGTAAGTCACCTGCTCAACATCGCATGATGGAGGCGGTCGCACATAACCCTGCGTTCGCCAAGAAGGTTGGCATTTCGCAAAAAGTCGGCAAAGAATTTGCCAAGGCCGATGAGGGCAAGAAGTTCAAAGGGGGCGGCTTGTATGACAACATCAATGCAAAACGTGAAAGAATTTCTGAAGGCTCTGGCGAGAAAATGCGCCGAGTGGGCAGCAAGGGTGCGCCAACGGCTGGTGACTTTAAGCAGTCGGCAAAAACCGCCAAATTGAAGGTCGGCGGCCCAAGTTTGGCTATTGGTCGTGGCGAAAAGCTACCGACCTCTCAGGGGGCTGGTCTGACTGCCAAAGGCAGGAAAGTTTACAACGCAGCCACTGGCAGCAACCTCAAGGCTCCACAGCCCCAAGGCGGCGCACGCAAGGATTCATTTTGCTCTCGCATGACAGGTATGCCGGGGCCGATGAAAGACGAAAAAGGCAAGCCTACCCGCAAGGCAGCATCACTAGCTAGATGGAAGTGCTGATATGGCGTACTCTGAAACTTACGGACAAACGGTCAACGTCCAGACGCTGATTGACCACGGCGCTCGTCGATGCGGCAAGCTGGCTGAAGAACTGACTTCTGAGCAAGTTGTCTCCGCTCGTCAATCGCTTGGGTTCTTGCTATCTGGCCTCATCAACCGTGGCATCCAGTATTGGTGCATCACCAAAGAGGTTGTTGGCCTGACCCCCAACAAGTACCAATACACCCTGCCAGATGGGGCTGTAGACACGCTGAACGTGCTGTACCGCACGCTGAACCGTCCTGACGGGGCATACACCTCCTCTGCTGGTGGAACGGTTGCAAACCTTTACGATGGGAATATCGACACCTACACCCAGCAAGCCTCGGCCAACGGGAGTTTCACGGTCAACTACGGCACGACAAACCCCATCTATGCAGGCTCTATTGGGTTTTTGCCCTACATCTCTGGTGGTGGGTCGGCAACGTGGAATATTTCACTGCAATACTCGACTGACGGGGTGACGTTCTCCACCTTGCAAAACCTTGGGGCGGTTGCGGTCAAGGACAACACATGGGTGTGGACGGACATAGACCCCGGTCAAAGCGTCGCCTACTACCGCATCCTTGCCTCCTCTGGGACTACCCTTGCTCTTCGTGAGTGGTACATCGGCAACAACAGCACCGAAGTGATGATGTCTCGCCTGAACCGCGACGACTACACCAACCTGCCCAACAAGAACTTCACGGCAAATCAACCCTTTCAGTTTTGGTTCGACCGCACCATTCCAAACCCAACGATTTATCTTTGGCCCACCCCCAGCAATGCATTTGTGCAGATGACCGTGTGGTATTCCAGCCAAATCATGGATGTTGGCGCTTTGACCAACGAACTACAGATTCCTCAACGCTGGTACGAGGCTGTTCTCTTCATGCTGGCTCACCGCATGAGCCTTGAACTGCCGCAAGTTGCAATGGACAGGATTGGCTATCTGGAAAAGATGGCTGAGAAGTACCTGTACGAAGCAGAGCAGGAAGAGCGTGACAAGTCACCGATTTACTTCGCCCCGAATATTTCTCCATATACAACATAATGCCAGTCTTCATTGACACAGAGGGGTTGACTTCACTTGCCATCGCGGTATGCGATAGGTGCAAGATGAAGCGTGCGTATGTGGACTTGAGACCCGACGGCAACTCTCCCGGCCTGCGCGTCTGCGGTCAAGGATGCTGGGACACTCTTGACCCTTATCGCTTGGCGGCACGCAAAACTGAAAGGATTAACCTTCGGTTTGCACGCCCTGATGTGAGCGTTGCGGCAAACGACAATTTCCTTATGACTGGCGGAACAAGCCAGTTCCAGATTTCAACGCAAGGGAACACCCAGACGCCAACACAGACGGGCAACGAGGACACAATTGCGCCGAATCCGCCCGACAATACGAGTACATAAATGTCTGCACAAGTCACCATACTCCAACTTCCCGCTGCTGGTGCTATCACAGGCACTGAGGCGGTTCCTATTGTCCAAAATGGGGTGACAGTCCAGACCACGACTGCGGCGCTTGCTGGCTCACCCGTTCAGACCTATTCCTACCTGACGGTCTCACAAACCCCCCAACTGGCAAACAGTCGGTATGTGGGCGCAACCAACGGCTTGGCCGTGACCGACGGCGGTGCGCAGGGACTCTTCAATATCAGCACCACAGGCGCTTTGT